TTTAAGAAATCCACTAGTAGTAGACAAAGTAATGTTATTTGATGAATTATTATTTGTAAATCTTAATCTCATTCCTAAAAATGCAGATGCTCCCAAATAAATATTACAAGCAATATTTGCTGAATTAAAACCTATTGCACTAGCATTTAATGTGCTTGGATAATATGTTCCACCATTAACTACGTTTTGTGTTGCCGTTCCTTCTTGAGAAGTATTGCAAATAAAAGCATTATTTTGATTAAAAAATTGAAAATATCCTGATTGAGTTTCAAACTTTCTATAAGTTAAAGCACTTGAAGCATAGCGACCAATCCACATACCATTGGTCATATTGGCAATCATTTGATCGGGTGTAGAAGTAGATCCACTTGTCAAAGTAAAGGGTTGTGGAGTTATTGTATTAGTAGGGTCTAAAGGATAAGGGCATCTAACGTGCCAATAACCACCTGTGTAAGCAGAATTAGGATAACGAGCAACAACATAAGTCAAACTTGATGAGGGAGTTGGAAATCCTTGAACACCAATATCACATCCTGAGCTATCTGAGCCTGAATAAACTGCCGCATCAACAATAGAAGTGCAATTAGCAGAAATTCTTAAATCAGCAATATTTAAAAATGAGTCAGTATTTAAAAAGAATGGATATTGAAAATTACCTTCAATTAAACAATGTTGAATAACTGGATTACATTGACCGCCAACATTCATTCCATTTACGGATGAGCTTGCTCCAGTCATAAATAAATTATTAAAAGTTACCCCTAAATTGTTAAGGGAAATTAATCCACTTGAACGCATGGTGTCAATTTCAATATCATCTTGGTCATTAGATACAAAAAAATCACCAATCGTAGAAGCGTCTGCTTCAATATAAGCAAAGCGAGAGCCAGTTAAAGATCCAGCAATCGCAGTTGTGCTTCCTTGACCATAGATAGCCCAAGCACAAGTATGAAATTGTAATCGAGCATTAAAGTTAGAGGTGTACCCACCATTACCCATTGTAGAAGTCGATAAACCACAAAGATTGACTATCCCACTAGCTTCAATAAATAAATTTCCATCCCATTCCATTGCTAATCCATAAATCATGTCTAGCATGACATATAGACCTAATGGAGCATCAGAACCACCAGTTTTAATTTGATTGTAGTCAATCGCACTTCCTGAAGCAGTAATCTTGACATTATCAAAAAAAACACTTTGCCCTTGTTGAAAAATAATTGAACTGGATATTTTATAATTACCTTGTGGAAACAAAACTTGTCCACTATTGCCAATAGTTGATAAAGCTAAATTGATAGCCACAGTATCGTCTGTAGTGCCATCACCCGTAGCACCAAAGTCTTTAACGGATACCGATTCTTGAAGTTTAGATTCTAAAGTTCTAGTAACTGCTCCAGTACCCTGTTCGTTATAAAGAACATTGCTCGCCCAAATTGAGGGAGAACCAAAGCTCGCTCCAATGACAAACTCCACAATGTCACCAACATTCAATCCTGTCATAAAAGTGAATGAAGTGGAATTGGTTTCCGAGTAATTTGTACCGCTTACTTGTTTACTGCCATTGACGAATACAGCAAGCGTATTAACGGAAGGCACATAATTAAACCCTGACAAGGAAAAGACTGTTTGACCTTGAGTAGCTGTTAAATAACCTTCTTGGGTATTAAACCCTGAAGATATGTAATAGATATTGACTGCATCGCCATAAGTATAAATAGCATAGTTTTGTGGAGCATAGACACCTGTACCTGAAGGAGTTTTGAATTGAACATTAAATGAGCCTGTAGTTCTATTGACTACAATCCATTTGCCTACTTCAGCAGGGATATTGACAATGCAGTTTTGAGTTAAGACACCCGTAAAAATGAGGATTGGATAAGCGGCTTGCACTTTAGTTAAAGTGACACTTGTGCCTGACAAGGCAATCGTTTGCAGATTATTAAAGGCAGTTGGAGTCCAACCAGCACCATTAGCATCAGGGTTAGAGGTATTGTTCTCTACTGAGCTTGTCCAAAGACCATCAAAGGAAGTGCTTTGTAAAACAGCCCCTTTAGGGTATCCACCAACAATAGCGGAGAAAGCGGAATCATAGACAAAGAATCCACCAGCTTGTTGCCATTGAGTAATAGAGGTAATCTCATTCAAGATACCATTAAAGTCACCACCAAAAGGAGGAATACCACCAGCCGCTACGGGAGTAAAAGTATCAGGTGGAAATCCGTCTTGTAATGAGGCACGACCATCTTCAATACCAATTTGTGAGGCAGTAGGAATAGGGTTGATATACCCTGTTCCAGCATCATAACCAAAAGGAAGTGGAATCTTTGAAGGGATATTGGTACTTTGCATAGTTGATCCTAAATGTAAATTAGATTCGCTTGAACACCTGCTGGTCTAGGGAATACTCCCGAATTTGTAATAATGGCAATTTGAGCGGCACTTGGGACAAAATCTAAATAGTAATTAAATTCCATTCCACCTAAGTCTTGAACATAAGCAGGACCATAAGGATCAACACCATTATCTACACCAAATTCAGCCCTTAACAAAGCATTGATAGAGGGAACGGAGAGGTTAGAAATATTAGCCGCCGCTTTAACCATGATGAGCTGACGATACTGAGCATCACTCATAGCAAAGACAAAGGAGGTAGGTTGACCATTATAAAATGGTGCTTGGTCAAAAGGCTGTGGTCCTGTTGGGTCTTCAGGAACAGTAAAGGCTTCATCAAACCCTAAATAAGGAGTTTCATTGACTTGTAGGTATCTTGAGCATCCAACGATCAAACCCCAAATATCTAAGCCATTTCCGACAGCAGTATTCACATCCCAAATATTTGCATAAAACAAGCCAATATCAGTATCAGGACTAACTGCTTTATTAAATGACTCCAGCATTCCCTTTAAAGTCGGGGAATCACAATACTGACTTAGGAGAGTTTGATCCCAATTTAACATTAGACTAAAGTTACCATAATGTTGCTTGCAGATAAAGTAGGAGCTTCATCTATTCCTAGCTCTACCAATAAAGTAATTGGATCAGCCGTAAAGCCAAGATAGACCTCAAGCACATTAACACTAGGACTAATGGCATTAATATTGGCATAGTAGCGACCTGAATAAGACGTTCCACCAATTTGAACAGCAGTACCGCCATCCTGACCATTAAAGGATTCAATAACAGCATTTCTTACCAAAGTATCAATATTGGCTGGTAAAAAAGAATTGTCTTTAATCTCAATATTAAAATAAACAGGGGTAGCCGTTGGAGTTAAAAAAGTCACATCATAAGGTACTGGAGTGGTGTAATTGGTGTCATAAACAGTTACAGTTGTATTGCCGTTATATGAACAGCCCGGTGGTTTCTTACTCCAAATAGCTTGAGCAATGTCCGTAGCCAATCCACCATAAACACTCACCACCATTGAATGAGCATCAATATTGTATCCAGTTGCACCATAACTTACGGCTGAACCTGTAGGGTTATCAATGGTCAAAACTTGGAGAACTCCAGCTACTTCGGAAACTGCACCAAATATAGACTGCAATGAGTTCACAGAGTTGCCAGCAACAGAAGCGGCTCTACGAGCTTCAAAAGCTGACCTAGATTCGACTGTATTGCCTAAAACACCATCTGTAGAGTTGTAAACAGTATTCCAGCCAGCGATTGCCGTATAGATAATAGTAAGAGCACCAACATTACAAGCGATAGCTCCTTCGGTCTGATTTTGAAATTGCCCTGTAGTTGTTCCTGTGGAAGGAATTGTGACAGTTTCAGTCAGGTTATAAAGGTATCCGCTAGTGTCTCGAGCCACAGCTCCTACAGGAATAATTGTTCCGACTGCACCTGTTAAGGTAGCTTGAACGACTGTTCCAGCACCGGGTATTCTAGTAATGAAATAAATGTAGCCAATTGCATCTTGCCAAATACCTGAAGCCATTGCAGGGTTTACTTGATTGGCAATATAGGCAATTTCGCTGTTCTTATCGCCAATAATGGCTGTTTCAGATTGAGCAAGCTGACCTTGAGGGGTTTGCAAGGAAGGATTAACACCACCGCCAAAAGCAGTATTAATGTCTGCTTGAACCCCTGCCAAAATATCTAATTCGGCTGGAAGAACGGGTGATCCATTTACCCAAGTAATTGCTGGTACATTAGTTGTCATATTTTATCCACCAAAAGCAACATTATTAATTGCTCCATCTGTATCTATTACTTGAATTTGACCTGATAGTTGACGATTTTCAAACGATTGAAAAGTAACTTGTGATGAGACTACATTCGGAATCGTTAAAGATTGTTCAATAATCTGCTGTTTGATATAAGACATAGGAGGCATTTCTCCTAGAATTTGTTGCCAATAAGGAATACCTAGATTGGTGTTGTACCAACATTCCCCTAAAAAAGTCCGAGTAGCTGAAGCCACGTCTTGTGCTATTGAATAAGGAGCACTTCCTAAAGCGATATTGCCATTAATGTCGAGAACGAGATCCCACGCTGTTTGGTCTAGTAGTAAAGAGGTTTGATTAATTGTCATACTGGAGTTCCTGTTTGACCGCCACCCGTTGTTACACCACCATGCTTATGAGTATGAACGCTTGTTCCATTAGCCGTTACATCGCCAGTTACAACCAAATTACCAGCCATTGTTGCATCACCACCATACGAACCAGCACCTTGCGATATAGCTCCATTTAACACAATGCTAGGGGCATTTATGGTACAAGCCGTGGAAGCGTCAATTTCGACATTCGGTGCTGTAATTGTAGCCTTAGTTGTAGCAGTTGCGGTGATATTTTCGGCTGTTATTGCTACTAAATGAGGAGAGTGAATCGTAATTCCAGCACTATTAAATTGAATGTATTGAGTAGGAGCTTGCCCTATCATAGTCATTAAATAGACCATATCGGACATATCAAATTTTCTATTAGAGCCGGGTGCTGATATTTTTGATGTATTTTTAACTGTAGAAATATCTCGATCACAAACAAGAGCAATACCAATATCACCAACTACAGGATCAAGAATAATGCCATTCGCACCGCCTTGAATCCGCATATAAGGGACATTGTGAATAATTCCATGCTCCCAAGTCACTCCTGAAGCATCTACTGAACTTACCAAAGGCTGTACATCAACATACCCAATAGGAGAAAGACCGCCATTAGTCGTTACCGCCATTACAGAAACAGGCATGGAAGTTCTCATTCCTGTCATTGCGGCTTTAATAATGAGCTGGATTCTAGCTACTTCAGCACCAAAGGCTGAAGGGGTTATTCCACTATTTGCGCTAGTTGTTTGGGACATTAAATGTTCCTGTTGGAGCTAATTGAGCTGTGGTAAACCAAGCACCATCAGGGGTCAAAGTGCTTAATTCATGACTTGATCCCAAAATAGGGAATTTGCCATTTGCTTTAGGAATAATAGAAGTAAGGTTTATTGTGCATCCAATAGATATATCAGGGTTATACATTGACTTAACAATAAGACCTGATTGATAGTAACTTGGATAGCCCACTAATCCTGATTCTTGATTTAAAGCAATAACAGTATCATTTTTTGTTCCATTGTTTGCCCATATAGAAACAGTATTATCTTCAATAGAAAATGGAATGCTTGCGGCACTACAAACTCGTTTTATTTGATCGAATATTGACCCATAAGCGTATTGGTTTTGAACAATAGCATGAGCACCATTATTGCTAAAGCCCATTCCAATGGATTCAGTTAAAGACCTAACTATATCTTCAACATTTTGAGAGCCTTTCCAGCTATTAGCCGCAGAAGGAGAAGCCTTTTGGAATATGCCTGATTGTGCAGAGCAAACAAAAGCAACATCAGGAACAGCAGAAAAATCAATGTAGCTGGAAAATATGCCACCAAAGAATATTTGACCGATTGTTCCACCAACATCACCAGCCAAAACAGTTATGTCAATATTTTCATTAATAAT